CTGTACCACTACTAGCTGTGTAATCAGAGCCTGTTAGCAATACGCCGTTTACATAGATTTGAAGATACCCCACTGCATAGGTAACTGTAAACGCTGTTTGCCCTGCTGTAGCGGTAAAAGTAGTTCTGGTGTATGCACTACCTGCCGAGGCAGAGGATGTCCAAGCTGACCCATTAGAAGTTAAAACATTGCCTGATGTGCCGGGGGAACTAAGTCCTGTACCACCGCTACTGGCTGGGAGAATGGAGCTATTGGTCGCTGTAAGCACCGTGCCGTTGGCGTAGATGGAACGGCCTGCCGGATAGGTTACAAAGACATCTTTTGTTCCAGCGGAGAATGTAACAAGTGATCCGCTGTTGCTGGAGGCTAGGACTGTATCGCGGGAGAGGGTTGTGCCAGAGGATGTGTATGTCCCAATGCCGACTTCCCATTCAGAGCCAGTCTGCCCTGCAATTGTGTAATACGTTGTATTGGTGTTACCTACTACTGCAAAAGATTGATAACCTGTCGAGGCTCCAAGAAGCGTGACAGTACCCGTACCCGTTGTAGTGGTAGTTTCTTTAACCCGATCTGCTAGTACGAGAGCCATTTATGCCTCTATGGTGAAGTGTCAATCAACACCCAGTTGGTAGTCTGGTCATTTGAGATTGTAGACCACTCGGGGGATTGCACGTTGTTTATATTTTGCCAGTTTGCTGTCTGGCTGTCATCTATTACGTTCCAGTTTATTGGAATGATAGTTCCATTGGCAAACCCATAAGCCTGCACCCCAGACAGCGCCAACGATATATCTATGCCTACACTACCTACTGCGCCAGCAGCTCCTACTCCAGTAAGGTCTATGTATTGACCTTGGAAGGTATCTATTATCCCAACTGATCCGGCAGCATTTACACCGGTCAGCGCAAGGGATATACCAATACCTAAACCACCAACTGCGCCAGCGGCCTCTACCCCAGTTAATACCTTAGATACTGACTGAGATGCGGTAACAGCCCCAACATTACCTGCCGCTGAAGTCCCTGTCAAGGTCTTAGAAATCTGTTGGGCCGCAGTAACTGTTCCCGCAAAACCCGCAGCCTGCACACCGGTTAACGCCCTAGTCAGAGCTTGAGAGTTAACTACAGTACCTACATTACCAGCCGCCTGTACCCCAGAAATGGCAAAAGTAATTATTTGGGTGTTAACTACAATGCCTGCACTACCAGCGGCTTGTACTCCAGTAAGTGCGCGAGATAACGCTTGGGAATTTACAACTGTGCCAACATTACCCGCTGCTTGCACTCCGGTAAGTGCAAGAGTAATAACTACGGCTTCGTTACCAACCGCGCCTGTTGCTTGTACTCCAGTAAGCGCCTGAGAAACCGTTTGAGAAGTTGTAGCTGTACCAACTAATCCAGCGGCTTGTACTCCCGTCAACGCTAAAGTAACGTCGGCAGGCCCACCCAACGCTGAGAACGGCGCTCCAGAGAAGGGGAATATACCAAACATGGTCTACACGGCTTTTAGCCGCGCCCCGCTTTAAGTTGTTGCTAAACGCAACAAAGCAGTCGTAGTGGTACTGGCAGGCATAGTCAACGTCAGCGTACCCGCAGTAATGGTCTGCGCGGTAAATGTGTGAACACTGATAGCCTTATTACTCTGTGTTGAGTTATAAATTAATACGCAGTCAAACGAAGTAGTTAATGTTACTGACGTATAAATAATAGAAGCAGATGGAGTCCAGTAACCCACGCCAGCCGTTGCTGAAGCATTGGTAGAAGTTGGAGCCGTAGCATTGGTTACCGTTACACCGCCTGCCGTGTAACCTGCGCCTGACACTTCATTAGTAGCAGAATAAGCAGTAGTCGCTGCATTGATCGTAGCCGAAGCAAGATATAGCGCGGCTTTCACTGTGTCTGTAGTAGGAGCGGTCAAACTGCCACGAGAAACAATAGTAGAACTTCCAAGCTGGTGCTGGCCTAACATCAATTCACTAAGAAATGAAGTAACCATTGATTGGGTATTAGCCATAATATTTCCTTAAAAAGAAGCAGTTTCGCCACCAGCAAAGCTGGGTATTTTCTTTAGCGTAACATGTGCAGAGCGGTGTACAAGTTCACCATCTAGCCAATACTCCACCCACGTTGTTAACTCATTATCATTTTCAATTTCCCCGGCGCGGTGTTCCAATAAGGAATCATCCATGTCACCCTTGGTAGTAGTAACGATCAATTTGAACTCCTGATAAGCGCAGTGGTTGATGTGTTTGCTGGCATGGTGATTGTAAACGTGGTGGTCGATGTTTTGTCAGACCCAAAGTCCAACACTGCAATAGACTTATAACCCTGCGTGACGTTGTAAATCAAAGCACACCGGGCGGTCAAAGCCGCTGTCCAAGACACGTTATCCCAGTTTACATAAGCTACATAGCCAGATGAACTGATAGACACCCCGGTCATAGTCTGCCCACCAGCCGTGTAGCCTGTACCTGAGACTTCATAAGGATTGGTATTACTGTAAACGGTAGTGTCTGCGTTTAAATCCGCATTGGCGGTGTACAAAGCAATTTTAATTGTATCTGTGGATAGATTGTGGACAGCCGTGTATAGCTCCTTCTTGAAGCTGGTGGTCTGAGTTTGGACTATGCTCATGTAACCGCCTGACGATATTGACCACTACGATACGCGTCTTGACGCTCCATACCATCACCCAGACGTTTAGCTAATCCAAGGGCTTCCTTGTACTTTCCGTCATACAGGGCTATCAAATCTTGCTCACCCTTCATAAAGGTGTACGCCTCAACTAAGGAACCATACAACAACACAGAATCAAAATTATCACCTAACCAAGTGGTTACCGCAGTGGTAATCGACTCAGGATAATAATAGTAGTGAAGCTCTGCGGAGTACGCTGCGTCTGGGGTTGGGCCAAGGATGAAACTCAATTCATTTGTAGGTAAAGGTGGAGACCCTGATGTTGTAGTTGGCCCAAACAGCGCGTAGTATTTTGGCGTCCCTGTGCTTGTCGGGCCGGGGTAAGCCTCACGGATGAAGTTTACATCTTTGTTCAGCAAGAATATGTAGTCCCCACCACCATACGGGTATACCGCCAATGAATAGGGTGCTAGAAAGTCATTTGGGCAAGACAAGTACTTATTGCTTGCTGTGATAGCACCGGTAACATTCTTACGCAATGAGGGGAACTGCACCGTGTTATAGATGCGTTGTTCTGCCTGTTCAATGAACCGATTAATTTGATCTGTAGGTGTGGAAGTCAATACCGCTGTGCCAGTTCCAGAACCAACTCCGGTAGCAGTAAAAACTACGCCAATGGCGTTTGCAGAAGCACCAATTGCCACAAAATCGGTTGTACCAACTGCTGTAATTGTGTAGCTTGACCCAACAGTGAAACTTCCAGCCGTATACGAACTTGCAGTAGTAATCGCCGGAAAATTATTTTCCGTATAAGTTTGTATCGCTGCCGAAAGCTCAGAGTAGTTCATGCCATCGGGCCTCTTGACATTACGCCTTTGGTAGCGCAGCCGGTTCCTCGCATTTTGATGCCAGTTGTCTTGATTGGCTCATTGCCAGCGGACTTGCTGATATTGCCTACGGTTACATCATAGGTGTCTGCTTTGCTGCGATTAGGAGGAAAGCCGGGGTTTGTACCAAACTCTTGTGGAGCCTTGGTCATTTTCTTTCCATCCATTGTGTGTGGTTGCGCATAGACAGCAGCAGAGCCAATTTCTTTGCCACCTTTTTTCATACTGTATGCCATGATTTACCCCGTTTTTTGGTTAGCTGCACGAGACATATTGCGACCCATATTCATACGGTCTTCACCGGTAGGGCCACCTTTTTTAAGCTTCAGGGTTGTACCCTTGCCGCCTTTATGTTCTTGAGCGTCATGCTGTTTAAACGCTTTCTTGATCATGGCCTTGTCTTGCGCCAGATCACTCTTCATGTTTTCTTTAGCCATCATAAACTCCTATGAAACCGTTACCGTTACTGTACCAACACTTGTGGTTCCAACCAAGTAGTTAGGCGTTAAAACTGCGTCAAAACTGCTGGCCCCGCCCACGGGCGACCAACCCCACTGAATATCCCTAGAACCCCCAGTTAGGTTGCCAGAGCTATTGACTCCTGCCGTTACATATGTACTGTCATTGCGAGGATTACGCACAGCCTGCGGATCATCAACTGGATACATGCCAAGTTGTAACTGAGGCTGGTCAGGATCCCAGCAAGAACTACATACAAGCAAATTGTACGTCTTTGTCTTGATAACTTCCTTGCGAAGCTCGGTTAATTTAAACCTAGCCCCACACCTATCGCACATGGCAATACTATTTTTGCCAGATGCAAACCTATTACTCACGTTCCGCTTCCAATAAATGCTTGGCGAGGCACAAACCTTACTGCCGCTTTCTCCCGGTCTTCTTCTGCGGCTAGTTGCCAAGCCTCGTCGTACTGAGCCTTCAGTATGTCTAGTCGTTGCGCACCATTGGGAACTTTAAGTGCCAAGTAGTAGGACAAGCCCGCCACCATGCACGGCAAAAAACGAAATGGTACGTCCATAGTGTTTACACCACCACCAGCATCATTAACACGGCGCAAGCGCCAATAAATAAACTGATATGTCTGCGAATTATCAGGAGTGGGCCATACCGTGATAGCTGGCAAGTTTTGTATGTACACGCCGTCTCCCGCAGTGTGGGCCGCAGCAGTCGTGTTGTTCTGTCCTCGGACGCAGTTACTTAGGGTATTCCCTGATATGTAGCCATACCCAATGGTCTCTGAACCAATTAAGATAAAGCCGGTAGAGGGCAAGCTTGCGGCAGAGGTCACCGCAATTGTCGTGGCGGTGGCAGTAATTGTTGCACTAATTGTGGTTCCAACCGAAGAGGTCTGCCCGTCTAAACGTTGAATCCAAACTTGAATAGGTCTAGCTTGTTGTAGCTTGTTGGGTATGGTGGCGTAGGTAGAAACACTAATCCGCGTAATGGTCAGGTCAGCTTGGGTGGACGCACTGCCAGCACCTGTGCGTATTACATGCTCAAGCAAATCCACTGTATCAGTTGGTAGTGGATAAGTATTCTGGCCCGGAACCAGATTAATAGTTCCTTGGTCAAACGTCCACATGTTTACACCACGATTTGCCCAATCAGCAAATAGCAAATTTAATGACCTACGAGCAGTGCGCAGGTCATAGCCTGACCGCAGTTCGGAGCCAGCACGTTCAAACGCTTCCTCCACGATCTCCGTGAGGTCAAGGTTGAAGTTTGCAACTCCTGATACAGCCATGTTTTACTTCTTTGCGGTTTTTGCAGAATTAATAAACGCTTGAGCAGTGGGTGCGCCTTTTTGACCGGGCTTACGCATTTTTTCTTTACTACCAGCCGCAATACGCTGCTGTTTTGCATGGATATTAGCGTATAACCCAACCTTACCACCTCCGGCATACTGCGTAAAGTCAGTATCGTCCCGGCGGGCAGTCTTCTTGCCCTTTGGCATCTTGGACGGGGAGATATCGCCCATACCCCTGCTTGACATCATTTTTTGGTCATCCCGCCACCACACATGACTATTGTGCCTTTGGTCTTGCCACGCTGGGCAATACCATCTGCACGCCTAGAAGCAGAGCCGCCAGTAGACATTTTTTTAATTGATCCGCCTTTTGCGTATTCACCACCACCACGTTTTAATGTCCCGCCGTATAAGTCAACGCCACGGCCTTGCTCCATAATAGTGCCTTGACCGCGAGGTCGTTGGGATGGAAGCGATCCGCCCGGTTGACCGCCCCTATTAGGCATTAATGCCTGTGATGGCGCAGATGAACCACCCGGCATTGATTTAGGGGAAGTTGTGCCACCACGAGGTTTTAAACCTTGTTTAGCATTTAAATAATCCCGCAAACTCATACCAGAAGCAGCAAGTTCTTTTTTGGTAACCATTGGAGGAGTAGCAGAAACTTGTTTGGTACGCGCAGGTGTTTCTTGAAAATCATCCATGTCACTGCGCTTGTCTTCTCCCATAGAAGGCGCACTTAATGCTTGGCGTTTCATTAAAGCTGTTTCTGAAGGCGCATTTTCATTTTGTATATCTGCAAGACGATCTGCTACTCGTCCGGGATATGCGGGCATTTGTGAAGGGGTTACTGCGGCTTTAGCTGAAAGAGTTTGAGGTTGCGGTTGAGTTTTTGCAGCTTCAAGGGCGCGACCACGGCCTGCTCCATATTTGTTGTATGCCTCTGAACCGGGCTGGTCAATATTACCTTCGCCAAGCCTACGAAAAGATTCAAGAAATCCTTGAGGTTTAGCTGCTAATTCTGCATTACTTGCAGCTAAGCCTGCACGTTTATATGCCTCCTCTTGTGGGTCAAGAGGTTCTGGATCGGCATCATCATAACTTCTGGAACGCGGCATATTAGTACTCCTTAACAACCACGGGCCATACCGCCCTTTTTCATTACAACTTGAGCAGCTTGAGTTTTACCTTTTTTAGCAATGCCATCAGCAGCACGGGTAAATCCGCCTTTTTTCATGCCCATCATTTGTTTTTTGTCCAAAGCCATGTCCGCTTTAGAGCCTTCTTTCATGCCCTTTTTCTCTTTGTCCTTACCGGACATTTCAAATTTTGCAAAGGGATTCACACCTTTTGTAGCCATATCACCACCTCTTTTAAAAGTTTTGCCTTTATCGGCGTTGCTAAAGTCTTGCCCCACAGACTGTGGAACCCCTACCTTCTTGGCAAACGATGGCGAGTGAGCTATCGCAGCCATGAAATTGTGTTGTTTCTTGCTGGTTGATGGCATTATTTACTCCACCAATGAAGTGCTTGCATAAGACCAGCGCCAAGTACGCCGCCTGCGCCAGCAACACCAACTAAAACTCTCCAGCCACCTTTGGCTTCAGAAAGTGTTTTATCAATATCAGAAAGCGTTTTCTGTATCTCTGCTACGCTAGCTACAAGTTTATCCATGTCCCGTTGCAGATGCTCAATATCTGCTGCGTGGGTAGCAAGTTCTCTGGCGGTTTGTATTGCTTCATCAGACATATTAGCAGTTCCAAGCCTTCAAGCTCTTATTGATACGGGAATTCGGGTCTTTTGCCGTCTTCTCGCTGGTAAGCTTCTTCTTCATCCCAGTCATCCTTGCACAGAAAGAGTCGCGCCTGCTGCCGCCTTCTGGCTGGGGAGGTTTCAAGTTCATGCCTTGCGCTTTTGCTGAGGCGCGTCCTTTGGCGTTCAAGCCACCCTTCTCGGATTTGCCTTCTTTCCTCTGCCATGCTGGTGTCTTAGCCATTTGCTACTTTTAGATGTAAACGAGCATGATCTTTAAGAAGCGGCTGCAAAGCATCTTGCTCAAAGTTACGGGTAAATTCTTGACTACCAATGTGGGGCAAACTAATCGTGGGGTCTAAGTAAATCTTAAACCCTTCTTCTCTAGCACGGCGGCAGAACGCATAGTCCTCACCAATGTACTTACCATCAATAAGTAAGAAGTCAAAGATGGCGTACTCAGTCTCACCGTCGCCATCTCCTTCATATTTCCACTCAGGGTGCTTCTCCATCATGTGTTCAATAACGTGCCGACGGATCAGCATAAACCCTGTGGCTACACTCTCTACACGCATCAGACCGTTCTCATCAAACTCTAACTGATTATCTTCATCTAAGTGGAAGTCAAGGAAAAACTTAGCATCTGTAGCACGACGAGGGTATGTCCCTGCCACTACATCCTTATCAGTAGATAGAGCCAACAAACGGGTTACAGCGTCTGCGTTAATAATCACATCTGCATCTACAAACAGTAGATCAGTACATTCCGTTTCCATGAAGTTGCGCACCAGCTTGTTACGCGCCTTGGAGATGATAGAGCAGCCAGACAGGTGCGCCAGATGAATCTGTACACCCATCTTGTCCAACTTGGGAACGAGTTGAGCTATGGCAAACGCAGTCTTAATATTGACCTTGCCGTCATAACACGGGATAGCAAGCATAAGCTTGCGCCCCACCAAGTTAAAGCTCTTATCAGCCATAGTAGATATTAACTGCTGTTAAATTGGATATCTGTGCATAGATTCCGTTAACTGCTATCACGCCATCATCAGGAATGAATGGAGAATTGTTAAAAACATCAGTGGCAGAAACATCATAACTTAACAGCCATTTTTCTGAGTACACCATTGCTGCACCTGCCGTGATAGAGCCGGTGTTAATGTCAGTAATTGTAAACGTGCTGGATGTTAATACTGTAACTGGATAATTACCATTAGTGGCTGTGCCTCCTGTGCCAGCTGCAAAGTCAATACCAATTACTTGCCCTGTTACCAGCCCATGTGCTGTCTGTGTAACGGTAACTGTGTAGCCAGAACGCGCATAAGTTCCAGTTGTTACTGGAGCTGTGGTGGTATCAAACAAAGCTACATATCCAGCCGTAGCACCGCCAACATAAGAAATACCTTTGATGCGGTTACGTCCAAGGACAAGAAAACCACTGCCATTTATGTGTGCCTGTTTTACAGGTGTCTGATTCATAATCAATCTCCTATGAAGCAGGGGCCGAAGCCCCTGAGATTAATTAAGCAGATGCAGGAGACTGAGTTCCGTCCGAGTTTGCAACGGCATACACAATGGTGTACTGAACAGTTCCTGCGGTTACATCAGCAACGGTAGGAGTTAATGCCGCTTGAACAATAACGTCCGTTGCACCAACACCAATACCGTTAGGAGATGCGGTACTTGTTGCGCCAGCCCAATTAACCAATTTAGCAGCAGCATTAGTATTAGCCAAGCGGCCTTGGGCGGTGATGTCTGTAGAAGCCCAGAACAAATTTGTAGTGGCTGAAGTACCAACCACCACATTGGCTGCGGTAGAGCCAGTAAAAGCTACTAAAGTGTCAATAAAAATACTAACAATTTGCGAACCGGCTGGGATTGTAAACAAAGTTGTCGTAGCAGTGGCTGCGGCTACAGTGCCGGTATAAACTACTTTTTTAGTCTGAGAGACTAGGGTAGTACCAGTGTTTTGAATGGTTCCAGCGGTAGTTCCGGTGGTGTTTTTAACCGTGCCGAGCAGCCAAGGGCCGAGGTGAGTTGCGAATCCCATGATAGATATCCTTACATACAAGTGAAGTGCATCAATCGGTATGTCGTCTGCCGGGACAGTTTGATACACCGGAAAGCCCGGGTTAGACGCAATATATCATGCTTTTAAACGCTGTGCAATAAAAAAGGCCCCCGAAGGAGCCTTTTTATATAGGTTTAAACCTATCAGGTTGAACCGGGGGATCCAAAAACACCCAGAGGATCAGACCAGCCGAAGCTGTAACGCTCACGAGCCTTGTAACGAACATTGCCGGTGTCAAAGTCACCGTCCATGCTGTTAGTCAGCGCCATACGCTCAAAGTGCTTCAAGCCGTTAGGAACGTCGGTGGTCAGATACCAACCATTGGTGTCGGTCAAGAAGTGGTTAACGGTATAACCTTCAGGGATAGAACCGTTGTTCTTCAGAGCGTTGATATCGTTGTCGGTAGTGCCAACACGGAGGCTGGTTTCCAACAGACGGGTAGCAACGAACATCAGAGCAGGAGGCACGATTAGCTTGCGAGGCTTTGCTGCGATCAACAGACCACGCTCATCAGTCCAACCTGCGATTTGAATAACTGCGTTTTCCAACGAAGTTTCATTCAGGTCAGCATTGGTAGATGGGCGGTTGCTGTTAACACCACCAGAGATCAGGGGGTGAGCCGTGCTAAACAAAGCCACGCCGTCACCACCGAGGTAGGACGAGGAGAAGCCATTGTTGATAATGGATGCAGCCTTAACCTGCTTGGTATAAGCCATAGCACGGGCCAGAGCTTTGGTATAACGTGCCGACAGGGAGTCGTACAGGTTATCTTCCACAGCCTCTTCCGTGATAGAAAAGCCCAAAGCAATGGTTTCATGGTTGTACCGGGCGGTGAAGGCTTCCTGTCCATTGTCATAAGCAATGGCAGAACCCTCATTCTTAACCGGTGCAGCACTAAAGCCGGACAGCTTGGTTTCTTCTTCAAAACTACGCTCCGATTGCTCGGTGTCATAGATCTCTTTATGCTCTTCGCCGTAGCGGGCATACTCCAAACCGAACAATGCATTCAATCCGGGGAGCAACTCTTTAAGTAGTTGTGCGCGTGAAATAGCCATGATTTACTCCTTAAACACCAGTGGTGTTGTTATATTGGTGAGTGTTGATCTTCACCAATAGCTCGGTGTAGGTATCGGCTGCGGTAGCAGTCTCAGGCACTACGTCGATAACACGGATTGGGATAGTCGCGGTAGTACCAGCACCAGTCAAGGTTACGGCATATGCGGAATCACCATTGGTGGTGCTGCCAGCATTTAATACCAAAGCCAAGTTGGAACCAACCACAGTGCGACCTGCGGAACTCATGGTCGTGCCAGACGAAACCACGGCAACCTTGAACAGGGCCATAGGATCATCAACAACATATGCATAAGCAAGGTTAGTAGACGTAGAAATCAAAGCCGGAATGTATTGGCCCTGAACGGTTTGACCGCTAGAGTTTACATACTGACCGCCGACGCAAACGCCAACGATTGCACCAGAGTTAGTGGTGCTAGAAAGAACCAAATAACCGGTGCTGTCAATTTGTACAGTGTCGCCATTAAAAATAGCGGTTGCAAAACTGGCAGCTACGGGGATCTGGCGAATAGCACCAGCGTAGGGTTTGCCATCAATGCTATTGATAGGCTTTAGACCATACGGGGCGCTAACGGTAGGATATGCCATAGTTAACTCCAAAAATTAAAAATAAACACCTGTCAAGTTAACTTTCCGCGAGTTGTTGTAGATTTTCGGTCTGCAAACAAAGGCATGCGTGGGTCATTTTGACGTAAAAAGCTGTTATCCACCGAGTCCATCTGGTTTTGAGCTTGCCCATTGAAATACTCAGCCATGCCATTTGCCTTTTCAGTTGGGATTTTGCAGAGCATTAACCCACCAATCTCGACATTGCCTGTTTTAGGATTCCCGGGAACCATCAATTCCGGATGATCCTCTGCCTTAACTGGGACATATCCATCACGCAATTTGCGGGATACATTTGTCATCATTACCTCAGAATTACCATGTACTGCCGTCGCTATCCAGCGATAGGTGTATCCGGGTTCTTCTTTGGGGTCTGGCAAAGAACTAGACGGTTTATAAACATACCTTACAGATTCACTGCGTGCCTCTAGGTCACGGGGTTTGCGAGTTTCATTCATTTGAGTTCTCCAATTTTGCTTGTTGAATAGCATACTGCTGCGGGGTGATGCCAAATTTCTTTGCCAAAGCCAAAGCTCTGGGGGTCATTTGGATCGTTTTCTTGCCTGATGAACGTGCAGCAGGCGAGACTACCGAAACAGGTCTTTTGTAGGACTCATTTGTCTTAGCTCTCTCATTCCCAAATACCTCTGGGAACTTATCCTTTATGCGAGTATCAATTTCATTGAAGTACTCGTCGCTGCGCGGGTTATAGCCTGCGTTCATTAGTTTTTTATGCAGCCCTAATGCGTAGCTGGATACATCCTCAAAGCCTTCTGCACTAAACCACTGGTTTTTGGCCTGCCAGCGCAGGGTTTTTTCGTCTAGTTCAGGCTCTGGTTCTCTGTATTGTTGCGGTTGTACCTTATTTTGAGGCTCTTGTAAAGGGGCCTGCCTATAATTATTTAAGGCATTTACCTTCATTTTTGCCTCTAAAAGGGCCTCTTGAGCAGCCAAAATAGCGTCTGCATCAAAGGCTTCTTGGGCTTTTTTATACTGACTCCGGGCGGATTCAAGCTCATTTTCAGCCAATGTCTTGGACTGATCCATATATTGCTTGCTTCCGGTCTGGACATACTCTTTAAGCTGGTTGTTTTCGTCGTAAAGCTGTTGTGCAATACGCTCTAAATCCTGCTTTTCTCGGGCTAGGGACTCTTTTGCCCTACGTTCATCGTGCCGAACTCGGGTTAATTCCTTCATTCTGGCCTGAACGTTCTTGGAATATGAGGCTAATTCTTCCTCATGGGGGTCTGCTACCTCTTTATCAAGCGGCGCACGGCCCCTATCAACCTCCGGAGTGTCATCAACAAGCTCAATCTCGACCTCATCTTTGTCCTCCTTGGGGGTTTCTTTCTCAACTTCATCTGGGAATTTAAACTCAGACATGGCTAATACCTCGCGGATCTTGTACAACGCCTTCAATTTGGTCGTCGTTAATTAAACGCATCTCTTTGCCATACATTTTGAAGCGCGTACCGGTATAGGTACGGGTCATTACAAAATCTCCCACCTTGCACCAAGGGCCACTGGGAAACTTTGTAGTATCTTTGTAAGCATCTGGGCCTACTTTCACTACAAAAAGCACGGTTGTGGTTTGTTCCTCCCGGCGCATAAAATCAGAGGGCTTTAAAAGGGTGGAACCCTCATAATGCTCCGATACATCCGGAACGATACATAGCAGCTTATATCCAATGGGGTCTGGAAGCTGTTTGGCTTTCTCTTCATCTGTCGCAGTTTCATCCGGCTTTTCAGCAGGCTGAATGTTTTTTGGAAGAGTAACTCCCAGAGGCAGAATAAGATCACTCATCTGATTGTTCAACTTTCTTAAGCAGGGCCAAAAGGTAGGACTCTGCGGTGGCTAGGCCCTGAATAACACCGCATAGTTTTTGATACTCTTCAAAGGTACGACAGGCCCCACCAGCCATATCGTCCGCATAATTGTTCATGTCCTTGCGTATTTGTTCGCGCAATACGCGTGCGAAGTCTTGAACCATAGTTATTCACCAGTTGGTTTTTCTGCTGCCTGCAATGCAGACAGGGCTTGATCTCTATTATTTTTAGAGACCTCTGCGCCGAGTTTTAATCCGGCGTGTTGTTGCTCAAAGGATTGTCGCTCCTGATCCGCTTTTATTTGCGCACCAACTTTGGTTCCTTCAAGTTGCATTTCCGCTTGAACAGTTTCCCGCTTCAAGGTAGTTTGATCTGCCTTATTAGCTGAATCTGCTGCTAAACGTTTGTTATCCAAATCCAATCTAGCTTGCTCAATTTGGAATTTCTGTTGTGCTTCTTGGGTTTTAAGCTGCAATTCTCCCTGCTTGATCTGTAGTTCTTGCATCTGCATTTGAACAATTGGATCTTGGGCTTGTTGCTGGGATTGCTGTTGAGATACTTGACTTTTACTCTGTTCAAGAACCTGTTGTGCCGCCTGAGCCATCATTGAAGACAATGCAATCTCAATCTGTGGTGGCAGTTGTTCGTCCTGCGGAGGTAGAGAAATGCCCATTTGTTGTTCAATCTGCCCACGATATTTAAACGCAATGTGTTCAGAAATATGGGCCATCATTGCAGCTTGCATTTGTGGCGCACGGGGGTTTTGACCTATGGTTTGGGTCAAGATTGGGTCTTGAATGAAGGACATGTGTACCTTCAAGTGAGCCTCATGGTCTTGGTAGAAGAAAGCTTTTACCGGCTCTCCTCTTAAGACTGCCATGTTCTCCGAGACAGGATCCATTGGCTTCTGGTCTTCTGGGAGCTTTACAAGCTTATCTGCGTTTTTAATTCCCAAGACTTCCAACATCCGGCGGTGCAACTGTGGAAGATCATAGATATCCGGAGCCATCTGGGCCATTTGGATGACGGCCTGATACTGAACCACACGCTGACTCATGGTAGCTGCGTTGGGATCAGATACGGGGATGATCTCTACATAGTCGTAGTCTTCTCGCTTGGCGCTCTTGTCGCCTTTTTCCGGCTTGTAGTCATAGTCAGGATCTGTATAGTCCTTAATAATCTCCGCAAGAAGGCCCAGTTCTTGTTTAAACGTGTAATGCAGACGGGCTTGGATGGCGGTCATCACCTTTAATTGGCGCTCTAGGAGAGCCAAGGTACTTCCTACCGGAGCTTGAGCAGACATGTCGCTGATGTTCATGTCTGCTGTAGCGGCAAATCTGCGTCCCTCTTCAACAATAGTCCCAAGAAGACTTGCCAGAACCTGACTTGGTTCCTTATAAGGGAGAGGAAGGATGTTGTCCCTCAAGGCTCCAGAGCCGATATCTACGTCACGGAACTCACCCGGCTGAATGGGTGTGTCATCTCCTTTAATCCTTAGCCCACGGGACTTCAGACCGCCCGGAAGATTAGAAAGGGTTCCTGCGTCGATAAGCTGGCGCATGATGCTGGTTGCAGATTTTGCAAATCCACCAATAAGGTGGAACAGTCCAAATCCATAAGCACCAAAGCCGGGGATGTATTGGTAATGGACAAAATGCTGGCGCTTTAAACGCAGACGGTCATCTTCATTCCAGTTTCTACGGATAGCCAAGACATCGTTACTACCCTTGATCATTGTGACCACATAGGGAAGGGCTATTCCTGTAGGCTCTCCATCCTCCTCATCCTCAAACCCCGCAAGGTCTAGGTCTGCGTGGACTTCATAGATGGTGTAGCGGTCATCGTTTAAATCACTGAATCCGGTCTCTTTGTCTTTGGCTTTCTTAATGTTGTCCTGTTCTTTGCCGGGATCTGGTAGGTCTATGTCCCGGTAGAAACCTGCCTGCTGTAATTTGATGATCTCATTCTTAGTCTTGCGCATGACATGGGTCAGGCGGTAGCAGGTATCTAGATCTGTCGTTCCATACGGAAGAAGAATATCCTCTGCGGGGATGAACATGGATACTTGCCGTCCCAAATTGGGATCAAAGTACACCTTCTTAAATGCAGAGCCTGTGGCAGGAAGACTCCAAAGCATGCGTTCTATCTCTGGGCGGAACTCTTTCATCACCTCTGTGAGTTCATAGTTCATGTCATCCTCAACACGAACAGCAGCTTCTT